CGTAAAGTTTCTGAAACCTCCGTTGAGGTGCAGTTTGAACTTACCACTTCATTCGACTTGGTGGGATTAATGCTGCCGTGCCGGCAAGTCCTTCAGAACAGCTGTCCTTGGATTTATGAAAGTGCGGAATGCTCCTGGGTGGCGACCCCCGGAAAGTATTTCGATATTAACGATGTTCCGCAATCGCTGGTCGGTGCGGATCAATGCGGAAAAAAACTGACATCGTGCCAGGCGCGGTTCGGCACGAACACGTTGCTTCCCTATGGCGGGTTTCCTGGAGCACAGATATATGGCAACACCCAATGATTTAGTTCGACAGATGCTGGCAATAGCGAAGCTTGAGGCGGAAACATGCAACCACCCGAAGGAACGCTGTGGAGCAATCATAAAGAACGGGGATAACCTGGCGCTTGTCGAGTGCAGGAACGTGGCAGATAACCCGTACGAGACATTCAAAATTTCGGCGCAGGAGTGGGGGTTTCTTAATGTCGATCACGAGGTCACGGCGATATGGCACACACACCCCAACGGTAGCGCAGCGCCGACGCAGGCTGATCTTGTCAGCATTGAGGAACACCAGGTTCCCTGGCACATCGTAAGCTGGCCGCAAGCGGGGCACAGCTACACGGAACCAACGGGGTACGAAGCCCCTTATCTCGGCCGCGTTTTTGTGCATGGCATTATGGACTGCTACGCCCTTGTCCGTGACTGGTATAAGCGGGAGCTGGGTATCGAGCTAAGCCAGGAAGAGCGGGTAAATAACTGGTGGGATAAGGGAGAGAACCTTTACGTCAACGGTTACGAGAAGAATGGTCTTGTCTCTGTGCCAACCAAAGTTCGAGACCTGCAGAGAGGTGACATTCTGCTTATGCAGTATGTTTCTAGGGTGCCGAATCACGCCGGAATCTACATAGGCGATGGTAAGCTTCTGCACCATGTGGATCGCCGTCTGTCGGAAATAACGACTTACGGCGGATACTGGATGAAACATACAACTCACTATTTAAGGCATAAGACACAGCTATGCGTCTCGTAGATGCTCAGTACACCGAAGTATATTTGGCCGGCGAGCTTGGGAAACGGTTCGGACGCAAGCGCAGGCTCGTGTGTCGCGACCCAGGCGAGGCGCTGCGACTGATAGGTCTTGAGCGGCCGGACTTCAAGGCTTACATGATCGAGCGCGCCAAGGCGGGAGCTAGGTATCACGTCATCGTCGATAAGCGGAGCCGAACTGAAGAAGAGCTGGGCCTGCCGGCCGGCCGCAGGCTGATTATTTCTCCGGAAGTGGTAGGGGCCAAAGGCGATCTCGGGAGCATCCTGGAGATCGTCGTAGGCGTTGTGCTGATCGCGTTCACATGGTGGACAGGGATCGGCGGCTACACCGGCGGTGCGTTGATATCGATGGGCGCAGGATTGATCTTGTCGGGTGTCACAGGGCTGCTAACGAAGCTGCAGACAGGATCTGCGAATTCGTTGCAGTCTTACGCCTTCAACGGCCCTACGGACAATGCGCAACAGGGCAGTCCTGTCCCGGTTGTTTATGGTTTGATGATGATCGGAGGCCAAGCGATAAGTGCAACGCTGCAGGCCGTGGACATGAGCAGCGCAGCGACCGAGACCGGTCTACTTACGTCCATCGAAGGGTAAGCCAATGAAGCGGCTTATATCCCCACAAGGCGCGGGCGGCGGCGGTAAATCTGGCGGAGGAAGCGGCGCAGCGTCGGATGCGCCTGACTCGCTGCAGTCGGTAGCTTTCGTCAGTGTGCTCGATTTGCTCTGCGAGGGCGAGATTAAAGGTCTCGTGAACGGGATGGAGTCGATTTATCTCGACGGTGTTCCAGTCCTGGAAAGCAACGGCGCGGCTAATTTTACAGGGGCGACAATTGGATGGGTGAACGGGACGCAGACACAGCCGTACATCCCAGGGTTCGCTGCGGCATCGGAGACTAACTCTCTCGGAACCCAAGTGTACAACGCTGTTCCGGTTACTTGGACGCTGGACAACCCGGAGTTCACCGCCGCGATAGTTACGCTTGAAATCGGTGAGTTATCCTCGACAGACACGTCCACAGGCGACGTGTCTGGTACGTCTGTCGAAATGACGATCAGCTGTCAGTCAACGACTGGACCGAAAATCCAGGTTATAGACGCTGTGTTCACTGGCAAGACGAGTAGTGGGTATGAGCGGAGCTATCGGTTTCCGCTCACTGGTGTCGGGCCGTGGACCGTAACGGTTGCTCGCGTTACAGTCGATTCGACGAGCGATTACCTGGTCAACACCACCTACTTTGGCGCCATTACCGGTGTCATAGATCAGATGCTGACGTATCCAAATTCCGCTTTAGTGGGTATGCAGCTGGACGCTCGCCAGTTCACCGATATCCCTACCAGAACATACCTTATCGAGGGGATGCTGATTCAGGTGCCGAGCAACTACGACGCTGACGCCAGAATTTACACCGGAGCATGGGACGGCAGTTTCCAGATCGCCTACTCGAACAATCCTGCGTGGTGCCTGTACGACATGCTGACCAACTCCAGATATGGCCTTGGGTTGTATCTCAACGCGTATGAGATAAACACGGCGAGCCTGTATGAGATAGGTCAGTATTGCGACGAACTCGTACCGGACGGATTCGGCGGCCAGGAACCTCGGTTTGTCATGAATGCATGCCTGAACAGCGCAAAGGCTGCTTATGACATGATCCAGGATCTGTGCAGTGTCTTTCGGGGAATGTCGTATTGGGGTCTTGGTACTGTACTTCTAACGCAGGATTCGCCACAGGCACCCACTGCTTTTTTCTCCCGTGCAAATGTGATCGGAGGGCAATTTAGCTACTCGGGGAGCGCGAGAAAGGACCGGCATACGGTGGCGTATGTCCAGTATAACGATCCGACTCAGCAGTACGCGCAGAATACCGAATATGTCGAAAGCCCCGAGGGGATAATTCGCTACGGGGTTCGCGCCGTTCAGGTTATGGCTATCGGGACGACATCCAGAGGGCAGGCCGCTAGGCTTGGTCTGTGGACGTTGCTAACTGAGCAGCTCGATACCGACCAGCTGACGTTCCAGGCGGGCTTAGAGGCTGCGTACCTCGTGCCGGGCCAAATCATTCAGATAGCGGACCCCACGCGTGCCGGCGTGCGTATGGGCGGACGCACCGTAGCAGGTACGGTGGATAGCATTTTCTTGGATGCTCCTATTACGTTTGACGCGGGGCAGACCTATACGCTCTATTACATGGACTCAACAGGAACTCAGCAGTCAGTCGGCGTCGCCAACACGCTAGGCACGACAGACGAGCTTAGTTTCACGACGAGTATGCCTACGGCACCTAATCCGGGGTTCATGTGGGCGCTGTCGGGGTCCGATGTCAATCTTCAACTTTTCCGCGTAATAAATGTTCAGGAATCCTCTAGAAATATATTTTCTGTCTTGGCGGTTTCGTACAATGAGTCTAAATTCAACGGCATTGATTTTGGAACCGCACTGTACCTGCCCCCTATAACGCTGCAGAGCGGCCTGGGTGCGACGATCCCGACAGCCTGGTCCGTGACACCCGCGACTTACTTGATCGCTCCGGGGGTTATTGGGCAGCAGCTGCTCCTATCCTGGAGTGGCAACACGGTGCAGTATCAACTGCAATATCAAATCAACTCGGGTCCGTGGGTCACTTACTCGATCCACACGCCTAATTACGATATTTTGGGCGTCACTGCCGGGGATGTTTACGATTTCAGATTGTTTGGTCTTTCAGCAGACGGCACCTTATCACCCGCGCTCGATAACACATACACAGTACCTACGATCGGATCTCCACCAGGAGCGCCGACTTCCCTCACCGCAGTGGGGAGCTTTCTCAGTGTAATTTTGAACTGGGCTGCGCCCCCCAATTTGGATCTCAGCTATTTCCAGATTTTCGAGTCGGCCGAAGACAATGTCGCGACGGCAAGCATGGTGGCCAACAACGTAGGGTCAACGACGTTCACTGTAGGCGGTCTACCCGGCGACACAACCTTTTACTACTGGGTTCGCGCGGTCAACACGAGCGGAGTGATAGGGCCTTATAACAGCAATACAGGAACGTCTGGCTACTCGCTTAAAGGTCAGTCTGCGATGTTTGAATACGCGTCGATTACCCAGGCCCTTATCGGCAGTGAAGCGGTAGGAACGTCACAAATTCAAAACGCATCGATTGTGAACGCGCAGATACAAAACGCTGCGGTTAGCACGCTGACGATAGCCGGCAACGCTGTCACAACGATGGCGCAATGGAACAACTTGACGCCGAATTCGTCAAGTGCGGTATCGGTAAATTACGTGGCGAGCGGGGGAAATTTAATCATCCTCGTAAACATGGAGCTTGTAACTGAGGGCGGGGATGGAGCGGACGCTGCGCTAGGAACAGGATACTTGTACGTCAACGGAACGCTTATGGAGCAGGGAACGGGGTGGAATAGTCTGTCATTTTTCTGCACGGCACTCGGCTTGAACGGGTTAGTGACGATTGAAGTGACGGGTGGATCGGCAGATGTGAATATCACAGTGCTTGAGGCGAAAAGATGAGCGATTTAATGCTGGTGCCTAATGGAGAGACTATGACAGCGTTTGTCATGGCGGACGCTTCAGGAAAGATCGTCGGATCGGGAAATATCCCGGCGCGCATGTTGAGTATTCAGAAACCACCAGTCGGCGGTAGCCGGGTCTTAGGCAACGGAACCGGAAAGACGCATCACATTGCCGATGGAGTTATAACGGAGAGGAAAAATAACACAACGACACTTTCTGGCATGCGATTACTTAGCATTCCTAATCCATCAACGGTTACAATCGACGGCGAAAACGCCTGCGTCGTGACAGACGGTGAGGTTGACTTGAGCTTTACACAGCCGGGCACTTACACGGTTCTGGTTTCCTCGTTTCCAGCTCTGGATGCAACGTTCCAAGTAACACAGCCATGACAAAAATTGTACACGACCCTGATCCAGGGCCGCTGCGCGCTAAAGCTTATCCCTCGGTAGGGGATCAGCTCGATGCGATCTGGAAGACGCTGCAAACGCTGAGCGCTGAAGTGCAGATGCCACCAGAAACGGTAGCGATGTTGGAGAAAATAAACGCAGTGAAGGCCAGGTATGCAAAGGGGAACAGATGACCGCCGCAGCGTATGACATCCAGTTGGAGCAAGGCGAAACTTGGAGCCCTCTACTGACTCTCAGCTGGCCCTCGGGTGCGTTGCTCAATTTCTCTGGCTACTCTGCGCATATGCAGATCCGCTCGACTTACTACGCAACGACGACGTTACTGGATTTGCACAGCAACACTGGAGGCATCTTGCTTGGTGGCGCAGCCGGGACTCTCCAGCCGGTTATGAGCGCGGCGCAGTCGGCCGCGCTGCTGTCGGGTGAGGTCACGGTTACGCAAGTCATGAACGGCAGACGCGTAACCCTACTCGGCGTTTACGACATAAAGATCACAGATTCCCTCGGTAACGTGTCGGTCCTCATGGGCGGCAACGTATGGATTACCCCGCAAGTCACGGTAGGCGGTACATAAATGGCAACTCCAGTAATCACGAACGACGCGTTTACCATATCAATTGACTTGAGCGGAGCGCAGGTAGCGCAGACCGCCGCGGCAAACGCGCAGGCATACGCGTCGGAGGCAGCAAGTAGTGTAACGGCCGCGGCGGCCGATGCGGTAGCGGCAGGACTGAGCCAGGTAGCGGCGGCGGCCAGCCAGGCGGCGGCGGCGCTAGATCAGGCGTCTGCAGCGGCCAGCCAGGCGGCAGCGTCCGCGAGCCAAGTATCCGCGGCGACTTCGGCTTTAACCCTCACGACCGGTTTAGCATCTTTTGAAAAGACGTGGCTGGGCGACCAGGCTACCGACCCGACTGTAGACAACCAAGGTAACCCGCTGGTGGTGGGTGCCCGGTACTTAAACATAACAGCGGTTCCTCCGAAAATCCGCGTCTACGTTTCTACGGGGTGGCAGGACGAAGATGCCACGTCCGAGGCGATGTCAGCAAGCGCGACACTTTCAGCTGCGCAGGCAGCGACCAGCGCAGGCAGCGCAGCTGCGAGCCAAGCAGCTGCGTCAAGCAGCCAGACTTCGGCAGCTACTAGCGCAGCGGCAGCGCTAACGAGTCAGACCGCTGCGGCCCTTTCCGCGGCAGCAGCCGCGACAAGCGTCTCAGGCGTCATCGGCGAGCTTTCGCTCACGGTAGCGGCAGGAACTACGGTCTTGAGCGCTGCACAGGCTGCAAACGCGATTTATAAGATCAGCGGGGCGCTGACAGGGAACGCGATCTTGCAGATTCCGGCTGGTGTGCCACCGCACAATTTTGTCGTGCAGAACGGAACCACAGGAGCTTACACGCTGACGGTCAACGTGGCCTCCGTCGTGCCGAGCGCTCCGGTCTTGCAAGGGTCATCGGCCGTTCTTTTCAGCGACGCGACCGGCGTTTACGCTACGTCGTCGACGACTGGTGTCCAGTTTGCTAAGCCGGTCATCTTGTCGACCAGCCAAACGCTTGCGCTCACAAATCTCGGAACAATAGGCTATATCACCGCGGCAGGCGTTGTAACGCAGCTGCCGCCGGCATCGACCTACCCGGCCGGTGCAGGTTTCGCCCTGAAGAATATCTCCGGAAGTACTACGGTGTTTGCCTTGTCAGGCTCTGATACATGTGACATCGCGATGCCGTACACGGCGGCCAATAACGATTCGCTTTACTACACGACGGACGGCGTGTCGGTATGGCATGTGGCTTGGTACTCGAATAAGAGCACTCCCGGCTACACCACGAGCGTTTCCGCGCCCAAGCTGCTTGCCAATACGGTTGACAATGGGGTTGATGCGATTCAAGCGATCGGGTCTATCTCTGCGACGGGCACTGGAGGTATCCTGCGCATGATAGGGGCCGTGGGCAGTGCAGCTGCGCAGCTTGTATCCTCTGCGTTTGGCTTGGCACTGGCGGCTGTAGGGACTGCTCCGATAACGTTTATCGTGAATGCGGTCGAGAGCGGCCGAGTTTCAGCGGCCGGCCGCTGGCTGATTGGCACGACGGTGGACGATGGCACACATTCGCTGCAGGTAAATGGAGGCGTTAAGTCTCTGACCGGGGGGTTTACTTTCCCGGACGGAACAACACAGGTGACCGCCAATGGCGTGACTGCACCCACTTCGACCGTTTACACCGTTGCTAACGGAGGATTCGTCGCGGGCGCAACGTCGGTTCTCACGAGTGGCTTCACAGCTCCGTTCGCCGTACCCTATCGCAACGGCGGGAAACAGACTTTCGGCGTGCATTACACGCTGAACGCGGATGGCGTAACCGTCAATTTCACCGAGCCGCTTGGCGCGCAGGATCTAATCGAAGTACTGACTGGCGTCGTCTATAGTCCGTCCACTGTCTATGTTCCGAATGATCAGTCTTTCACTCCCGCGGCCGGCGCGACGAGTGTTCCTTACCCTCACACTGTGGGATTTGCGTGGCTGTTTAGTAACGGCCACAAGCTGATTCCAGGCGTCGATTACACCGACTCCGCAGCTGGCTTCGCGTTTATCGGCTTCGTGGCTGATGGCAGCGAATCGTATGAGGTTTTGAATTTCAACCCGGTCACGACGGCGAATATGTTGCCGCTGTCGGGCGGAACCCTAACGGGGGCTGTGAATGGCGTCACCGCGCCGGCCGGCGACGTATCGACGAAGCTCGCCACAACGGCGGCTGCGAATGCCCTGGCCCTGGCCGTAGCAGCTACGATTAGCGGCAAAAATCGCGCCATAAACGGGGCATGCAACATCGCGCAGGCACCCTCAATCGTCTGTTCGGCCGGCATTGGCGGGTACGGCGGTCCTGATATGTATGTTGCCACTAACGGTGCTTCTGCCGGAGGGCAATTCACTCAGTCCCAAGGCACTATCGTCTATAACGGGATGACGCTGAACGCTGTAGTACAGACAGTAAACGCTGCGGTAAGCAGTCTTACGTCTGCTAACTACTGGGGCGGAATTTGTCAGCCTATTGAGGGATTTAACTGCTATGACCTGCTCGGAGGTCCCGCCGCCCTCAGTTTCGTGTTCAGCACGAACGTGAGCGGGACTTATGCGGTAGCCGTGCGAGACTACGCAGCGACCCACGCATTTGTTACGACGTTCTCCGCTACTGCGGGAGTCCCTGTTTTGGTGCCTCTTCAGATCCCTACGATTCCGACAAGTCTGACTACGCCTAATAGCGCGGCGGGAGGTATGTGGCTCAACGTAGGTAGCTTAAATAATGCGACATACCAAACTCCGACTTTGAATGCATGGCAGTCGGGCAATTACCTTACGGTAGCGGGGCTCGTAAACTGGGGAGCCGCAGTCGGTAATTACATCGCGCTTACTGATTTTCAATTCGAGTCAGGGTTGTACGCCTCTGCGTTCGAGCGGCGTCAGTATGCGCAAGAGCTTTCGTATTGTCAGCGCTACTACTACGTTGTTTCGGGGTCGGGGGATACTCGGTTCGGCGCAGGTCAAGCAATTAACGCGACCACGGGGCAGTTCACCGTACCCATACCCGCGATGCGCGCTACTCCTAGTTTTTCATCGTCGGCCGCGACAACTTTTCAAGCGGTCGCTGCGGATGGGACTGTAGCCGCAGCAACTTCAATTGTTTATGGCGCCAGCTCTTCTGCTAGTGCGTTTATCGCTGCCACGGTTTCCTCGGGCCTTGTTGCGGGTAATGCGACTAGCCTCTCGGCCAACAACACCACTGCAAGCATGCAGTTTTCGGCGAGACTATAATGTACACCTACGCTTTAACCGCTAATAGTCAAGTAATTATTAGGTCGGACGGACTTCAGATTTGGCCCGACCCAACCAACACGGACTATATCGCATACTTAGCGTGGGTCGACGCGGGCAGCACAGCTACGCCGGTTCCTGAGACGTCATTGACGGATGCTCAAAGCGCCCAAGTAGCGGCGCTTTCAGTAGCGTGCGCCGAGGCGATTATGTCGGGTTTCCTGTCGAGTGCTTTAGGAGCGAAGTACACGTACCCATCTCAAGCTAAAGACCAGACGAATCTCGCCTCTTCGGTCTTATCAGCGCTTCTGTGTGTGCAAGACGCAACGACATGGGTGGCGGACACGCTGTATGCAGTAGGGTCTCTGGTGCCGGCCGGCGGCCAGATATTCGTCAATACGGTTTTGGGAACCAGCGGTGCCACGCAACCTACGTGGCCTACAGCTGTCGGCACCTCGGTGCTTGATGGCGGGGCGCAGTGGCAGATATGGTCAACGCCATTTTGGTGCGAAAGTGCTGCGGGAGTTTGGGCTTGGATTCCCCACTCAGCATCACAGATTCAGCAGGTGGGTCGAGACGGCATAGCAGCCGTCCTTGCTATGCAGGCGAAGAACGTAGCGTTCGCCGCGCAGGTTATGGCGGCCACCACAGTCGCTGCGGTCGATGCCGTGGTTTGGAGTTAAGGGGAAATTATGTCGTTAGCACAGCAGCTATCCAGGCTTGGGGAGCTATTCGGCGCGGGCTTACCGCTTTCGAACAGAAACCACATCATTGACGGAAACAAGGATCAGTGGACTTCAACGGCGGCGCTGGCACTCGCGGCAACGACCGCGTACACGAGCAGCACCATGTACCGCGGGCAGTGCGGAACAGCCGGCGCGGCGACGTATGGCCAGCAGTTGTTTGCGCTCGGGACGCCGGGCACGTTGGGCATGTCTCGGCCGGTAAAATATTACGGGCAATTCGTTCAGACAGCTGCGTCGACCGGAAGCCTCGCCGCGCTGACAGGCCCGCAGATATCACAGCGCCTGGAGAGCGTTACCAGAGCCGAAAACGGGTTTCAGACAGTCTCGGTCTGGCTGTGGTCCGCTGCGCCCGTCACAGTTACGCAGGCGTTTGTGACTCAGAATTTTGGGACTGGAGGTTCGCCGTCGGCCGCTGTGACGACCTTAACCCCGGTCGTCTGGAATCTAACAACCATTCCTCAGCGGTTTTCCGTGAAACTCGCAGTGCCGAGCATCGCCGGCATGACGCTTGGCACAGGAGGAAACGACTTCGTTGAGGTCGGAGTCTGCTATCCCGTAGGCGCTACCTTCACCATAAACGATGCGCAGTGGCAGGTGGAGTGGTGCAGCCCTGGTGCAGGCCCGCAGGGACTTCCTACGACGTTCGAGTATCGAGGAATCCCAGAGGAGCTGCAGAGGGTTTTGCGTCATTATGAGGTGCTGACCGGCGGGTCTTATGGGTCGGGTGTGGTCGGCGCGGTTGCGACAGCTTATATCACGATTGACTATCAGCCAAAACGGACGGCGAGTCCTGCGTTTGGAGGATCGGCATTAGCCACATTTTATTTTTTTACGCCCGCAACATCGTCCGCGCATCCGGTAGGCCTTTCGGTTTTTAACATTGGCGTGAGTTCTGGGATGTTGGCAGTAACGTACTCGGGCATGACGCCGGGGCAAGGATGCATGATGTTTGACGCGGGTGGCTCATTTATGACACTTGACGCGCGCCTTTGAGGACAAGCAATGACCGCAATAGATAAATTCGCAAAGCTGCTCGATATCTATACCAATGTGCCGTTCGCGCATCGCAACCTGCTCGCGGGCGGCAATAAGGACTTCTGGAACGCGACGACCCAGCCGCTCACGGCGCTCTCTGCGTACACATGCGAAGTACTACAGCTCGCCCAGTGCGGAGCGGGAGGTGCAGGCACGTATACCCTAGAGACCTTCGCCGCAGGCGCGGCGACGACTTACGGCCTAGGGCGGCCGGCGCAGTACTACGGGCAAACGGCTATCACGACAGCATCTACGGGCACTCTCGCGGCGCTGACCACTCCTGGGATCTCCAGATGGATAGAGAGCGTGTCCCAGGCAGAGGGCTGTCCTTTAACTCTGTCGGTGTGGCTGTGGGTAGCGAGCGGGACACTTAACGTGACGCAGGCGCATATTACTCAGAATTTCGGTACGGGCGGTGCCCCTTCAGCGAATGTGACGACGCTCGTCCCTATCAACTGGACACTGACCACGACACCGCAGCGGTTCTCAATCCTGCTGAATGTGCCTAGCATTGTTGGAAAAACTATAGGCACTACGACGACTGGCTTTACTACTCTCGGTATTGATTTTCCCCCTGGCGCGGTATACGCAGTCAATGATGCCCAGTGGCAAGCCGAGTACTGCAGCCCCCAGGCGTCTAACTCAATTACCGGGGCCGGCGGCGAACCTACGGCATTTGAGTACCGCGGGCCTCAGCCGGAACTCGCGAGGATTCAGAGGTATTACGAGGAGGTTTATGACGCGGTAGGCATAGCAGCCTGCAACGCGACGACAGGATTTCTTGGGGTCAATGTCCCTTTTCAGACTGCGAAGAGAGCGAGCGCTGCATTCTCTTATTACGCGCCCGCAGGCGTTACCATGCAACCCGGCGGTCAGACTATAACCTCGCTCGCTGCCATGGCCAGCACCGTAAGCGGCTTTGTCTTGTCCGGGACGAGCACGTCGCTAACTGTCGGCTTGGCGTATTCACTCAATGGAGTTTCGTATGTCATAGCTGACGCACGTTTCTAACAAGTTTCGTGTTTTTCGTTGCCAAATATAGTTAGCATTCCTATGTGACGAGGTACAATCCGCGCATTGTAAGGAGCGCCTTAGCGTCGTCTAATTCATCTGCCCTAAAGGCAGCATTGTCGGGGAAATATGGATCTAGGCACCTGGGTAACTATCGGGTTGTTCCTTGTGGGTGGCGTTTCCGTCGTCGTTTGGTATTTCATTCGGAGAGTTCTTAGGGGCCTTGAATTGAATGCAGGGGCAATCGGGAAGTGTGCATCGCAGGAGCAGGTTGACGCGCTGGAGAAGGAGCTGTCCGACTCCAAAATCGAGGCACTGAAGCTCTTCGTCTCGTCGCCTGAGCTGACGCGGGTTATGTCGGGGCTAGACCGAACATTGCAGCAAATGATGAACGTGCTCGATGGGAACTCCAAGGAGTCCCGAGAAGGGATGAACGCGCTGAATAAGCGAATTGACGATTTAGTACGGAGGCCGTAAATGGCAGTTATCACAGCGGGTGTGGCAGGCAGTCAGAATCGCGTAGCGTTCCTCGACGCCATTGCAGGATCTGAAATCGGCGCGGCGCTGCTGGCCGCAACGGACAACGGTTACAACGTTTTGGTCGGCTCGACGCTGGAAAACCCGTTGACGTTTCCGAGTTATGCGGATCATCCGAACATCCTGAATAAGGAATTCGATTCGACGGCTGCGGGTCGCTACCAGCTCTTGCACTTGTTTTGGGCTGATCGCACAGTCGACGGCGAGTTGGTTCAAGGCTACAAAAATTCTCTCGA